GGTCGCGTATGCCGGCATCAGCCTGCCGACACTCACGCTTTATTGCGAGGAACATCCGGAATTCCTGGAAGAGATCAAGAACCTCCGCCAGAGGCCGACCTTGAAGGCCCGCGAGACAGTGGTCAAAGACCTCGCGCAGGACTCCGGCATCGCCTTCAGGTATCTCGAACGCAAGCGGCCGGACGAATTCGCGCCGTCCGCGACGATGCGGCATCAGGGCGAAGTCGTCCATCGCCTTGATCCCGCAGGGGAAGAAAAGATTTTGAAACTTAGCCAGCAGCTCGATGCCGTCCTCAGAGCAGGCTATGCGGAACCTCAGCTCCCGGGAGCTGGAGCGGTTGTCGTCGACGTCGATAAACCTGTGGACGGAACTCCACGGGATCAAGACGGAGACGGGGACCAGGCTTGATTTCCGCAACCATCTTTTTCTCTACGACATCTACGCGGACTGGTCGCCGCGCCTCGTTTGCTATAAGGCCGCGCAGATAGGCTTCACGACGATGGCGATCAACAAGAGCCTGTGGGCGGTCCGCAACATCGGCATGGACGCCATTTACACGATGCCCACGGGAGGCGACATAGTCGATTTCGTCGGAGGCAAGGTGAACCGCATCATCGCGCAGAACGCCGTGATGCAGGAATGGGTCCAGGACCGTGACACCATCGAGCAGAAGAAGGTCGGGAACCACGTCATCTATTATCGCGGCACGTTTACCGAGCGCGCGGCAATCTCGGTGGCCTCGGACCTCAACATACACGACGAGGAAGACCGTTCGAACCAGGACATCATCGCCATGTACGCCTCGCGCCAGCAGCATTCGCGCTTCCGGTGGGAGTGGCACTTCAGCAACCCGTCGGTCGAAGGCAACGGCGTGTCCCGCTACTGGCCGAGAAGCGACCAGAAACACTGGTTCATCCGGTGCGGCGGCTGCAAGGAAAAGCAGTACCTCTCCTGGCCGGACTCGTTGGACCGCGAGCGCCGCGTCTTCCAATGCAAGAAGTGCAAGAAGGCCCTGACCGACGAGGAACGGCGCGTGGGAGAATGGTCGCAAAAATGGAGGGACCGGGAATTCTCCGGCTACTGGATCAGCCTCCTGATGGCACCGTGGATCTCGGCCGGACAGGTCATCGACCTCTATGAGACGAAGCCGATCGACTTTTTCTATAACTTCGTCCTCGGTCTCCCGTATGTCGGCGAGGGCAATACGGTGAGCCTTGAGAACATCTTCAAGAACTGCACCGACAACGTGAACGACCAGGACCGGGCCGTCATCGGTTCGGACTCCGGTATCGTGAAGCACTACGTCATCGGCAACAGGCAGGGCATCTTCTTCTACGGCAAGGAGAACGGCTGGGACTGGATCCGTCGGCTTCTCAAGGAACATCAGAACTGGATGGCGGTCATCGACGCCATGCCCGACATCACCGAACCGCGCAAGCTCGTGGAGGAATTCCCCGGGCGCGTCTTCCTCTGCCATTACGTCCGTGACCGCAAGACCATGCAGCTCATGCGCTGGGGACGCGACCAGGAGGAAGGCTTCGTGACGGCGGACCGGAACCGGCTGATGCAGGTCGTGATAGACGAATTCGCCGCAGGGGCGATAGCGATCAACGGCCGCCGGGACGAATGGATCGAGTATGGCCGGCACTGGAAGACGCTTTATCGCATCACGGAAATCGACGCGCTGGGGATGCCCGTGTTCGAATGGAAGACATCGGACGGCAACGATCACTTGTGTCACGCGACCGCCTATTGGCGCATCGGCATGGACCGCTTCGGCTGGGGCGCGGGAGCCGTATTGTCCCCGCCGGACGGAGGCGGGTCCGGTATCCGGCAAAGCCCGGCGGTCTCGCCTGACTTCACCGTACCCGCTCCGAAGACGAACCTGAACGGCCGTACCTTCGACGCGCCGCCAAGGGACGACGGTGACTGGAGAGCCGTATGACCGGTACGACCGCACCGCAAAAAGACGACGGACTCGTCTGGCTTGGCCTGGTCCCGGCCGAAGCGGAGATGCTGAAGGCCCTCGTTGACTCCGGCGCTTTTCGCGTGAGGAACGGCCAGGCCATCCTGTCGTTCAACCAGGACGGCGTGATGATGACGATCGAGATTCGGACGAACGCCTACCGCCGCAAGACGGGGGCTTGACAAGAAGCTTGCTATATGCTGGGGGATAGGAGTACGTTTGAGAGTGACTCTTACCACGGGCGGCAATAGCCATACCCACGGCGGGTCGAGGAAGTTCCGTGAAGATGCCATGACTTAGTAAGCGCAAGCTGAACACCATTGGCTATCATTTCGCGGGGCGCCCTCGGCCCGCTTTTTTGCATAAAAAACATGGGACTCGCAAACGGCTTCTTCTCCCTTTTCCGCAACATCAACAAGGTACAGGACGGATCTGCGCCGGATACCGGCGAGGGCGCGATCACGCCGCTCCTGCCGGAACTCGAACTCGACATGAGCGACGAGGACCTTTTGTCGATGACGAGGAAATGGGAGCAGGAATGGATGTCGGGATCGGGGACGCTTCAGAAGGACCAGAAGGACGCCGAGAACTACTGGCTCGGCATCCAGTACGCCCTTCAGGTGGCGAACGACCGGCCGCTTATCGACAACCGCATTTTCTCGAGCCTCGAGACGTTCCTNCCGATNGCNACNTCNAAGAATCCGGAGGCGCTTTGCGTCACCTTCGACGGGACCGCGGAAGGCCGCACCCTCGCGACATCGGTCCGAAAGATGCTGAACTTCGAGGCGGACCGCCAGGCGCTGAAGCTCAAGGTACGGAGCGCCGTCCGGAACTGGAACATCTACTTCATCGGCGTGATGAAGGTCGGCTGGGACGTGCGCGAGGATAACATCGCGACATTTTCCGTCCGGCCGCAGCGCCTCATCCTCGACCCGAACGGCGTCATCGACGAGACGGGACATTACTTGGGCGAATTCATCGGCGAACATCGCCGAGACTCGGCGCAGACGCTCATCGACCGTTTCCCGGCGCAGAAGGCGCATATCCTGTCGAAAGTCGGCGCGGAGAATCTCGGGACCATCATCCAGTACCAGGAATTCTGGACGAACGACATCGTTTTCTGGAAACTCGGCAGCGAGATCCTCGGCAAGAGCCGGAATCCGCACTGGAACTATGACGGCGAGGAAACCCGGACCGACGAGTACGGGGACGAGACGAAGGTCGAGGTGCGCGGCAGCAACCATTTCGCATACCCGCGCCTGCCGTATCTTTTCCTGTCCGTCTTCAACCTCGGCAAGCACCCGTGGGACGACACTTCCCTCATCAAGCAGAACCTCGGGCTTCAGGACCTCGTCAACAAGCGCATGGTCCAGATCGACAAGAACGTGGACGACATGAACGGCGGCTATGTCGTCTCCGGCGAGAAGTCCGGCCTGTCCAAGGAGGAAGCGCAGCAGGCCATCAACGCGTCCAGGCGCGGCGGCGGTTTCTACGTCAAGAAGGGCGACGCCCGCGAGGCGGTCGTCCGGACGCACGGCGAGCCGCTCCCGAGCGACGTCTTCAATTCGCTCGCGGACGCACGCCAGGAGATCGACAACATCTTCGGCACTCACGCGACGACTCGCGGCGAGCGCATCGGGACCGAGACGGCGACGGGACGCCTGACCCTCAAGGAAGGCGACACGGGACGCATCGGCAATCCGGCGGATTACATCGAGCAGTTCGTCGACCAGGTCTTCAACTGGTGGCTCCAGCTCATGTATGTCTACTACGACGACGCGAAGATCGCCGCGGTCCTCGGGACCGAAGACGCATCCGAAACGATAATGCTCCATAAAAGCGACCTGAACCGCAAGCTCCTGGTCTCGGTGAAGGAAGGGTCGATGCTCCCGCAGGATCCGCTCAACAAGAGGAACGAGGCGATCGACCTGTGGAACGCGAAGGCCCTTGACCCGATAACGCTTTTCGACCGGCTGGAATTCCCGAACCCGAAGGAGATGGCGAAGAACCTGTTCCTGTGGATGAGCAATCCCGCCGCGCTTTTCCCGGACATCGCGCCTCCCGCGTCCGCCATTCCCGGACAGCCTATTCAACCGCCGCCTGAAGCGGCGCCGCCTCCCGGATTACCGGC